GAAATGATTAAACACATTGCTGAGATAACCTCTAAGTTAGAATGGAAGAAAGAAAGAGAATTACCAGAATGGGCTAAAGCAATATTTAGTGATGGAATGATGGCCGCAGGTATGGTAAAAGAGCAAGCAGAGATTGATCAGATATCAAAAGCCGTTGACGAAACTTTGAACTATTATATCAAAGAAGTTGGCAATCACAGTAGTATAGATTTAGATCGAGAGTCTGTGAGAGTTGCTCAAAATAGATACGGACATTATCAGCGACAGAATCCTCATACTCCTCGTGTAATGAAATCACTGGGACTGAATGAAGAAGATGTTGATGTATTTGTTGAGAAATGTCTATTTCCTGAACTCGAAGAAGAGTTATACAGAGTAAGTGGGGTGCCGTATAAAGTTCGAAGACGAGATATTAAGTTATAGACTGCCACCTCAGGCGACCATCTATGGTCGCAATGGATGTGAAGAGTCGCTACGACTTCGTGAATGGGCTATATTCTCTGGCGTAGATGTAGAGTATCTTACATTAGATGAAGATTATGACTTGCTTGAGTATGTGAGTGTAGCACCAAACGCTAGAAAGTTTCCTAGCATAGTCGTAGATGGAGACACTATAGGCGATTGTAATGATTTTATGACATGGTTATATTTTATGGGAAGTGATAAAGATGACGAAAGGTAGAGTAGGATTTACTTGTTCAGCATTTGATCTGCTCCACGCAGGTCATGTATCAATGCTGAGAGATGCGAAAGACCAATGCGATTACTTGATATGTGGACTACAGGTAGATCCTGGTGCTGTTCGTGAAGGAAAGAATTCACCCGTTCAAACAGTTGTTGAACGATACACACAACTCAAAGCAGTCGGTTATGTTGATGAGATTATACCATACAACACCGAGCAAGATTTAGAAGATATACTAAATATGTATCACATTGATGTTCGTATTTTAGGTCAAGAATATCGAGACAAAGATTTTACTGGTCGTGATATCTGCCGTAGAAGGGATATCAAATTGTACTTCAACAAACGAGACCACAGATTCAGCAGTAGTGGTTTGAGAAAACGAGTATGCGAAACAACATGAAGAAAATGCGTCAATTAGCTATCTTTACTTTTCTGTTCTTTTTGATTAAGGGTCTACTATGGCTCGTATTATTTTATATGGGCTACAATTTAATTCGATAAAATACTTGACAAACTGTTACTTTTTGTGATACAATTGTACCATAAATAAATGAGAATATAGCTATGAGTTTGCAATCTGATTATGATAAACACTTGAAGCAACACGGCGTCAAATTCAATTTTAGAGAAGGTAGCAACAAACACAAAACTCTAAATGCACTGTATGATAACATAGGAGTATGGTTAAGTAAGGCAGAGATTGCCGAGATGATTAACTATACTGGATCTGATCTACAAGACGCTAGACACCTTGGCAAACAATCTGGATGGTATATCGATCAAGATGGTAAAGGAAATTATCGACTTGTGACAACAAAAGAACCGCACCCATCATTTGCCGCAAAGAAACGACTAAACGAATTGAAGACATCCGACTTCAATGTAATGAAAGAGGCATACGATCACAGATGTGCTACTTGTGGTGAAAAAGAAGGCACTCGTCATAGATTTGAGCATGGTAAAGTTGTACTAGAGAAAGGACACATGGATCCTCGTAAAGATATGAGTCCCGAGAACATTATACCTCAGTGTAATTTTTGTAATAAGTTTTACGGCGATAAGTTTGTTTTTGATCGACAAGGTAGAATTGTTGAAAGTTTATAAATCGAGAGAGGTAGTTATATTATGAAGTTACTTTTGTTGAAGTTCTATGATCTTTACAACTCTGTGATGGATCACAGTAAGAACCCATTAAGATATATACCCGATCCACTATCAAGAATGTGGATCATGACGGTACTAGCTTGGATGTGGTCAATTGCATTTGGTCTGTACATTGGTAGTGTAATTTACATGGGCGTTAGTTTAGCGGCTCACTTTATTATACTCTTTATGATTACATTTACTGCCGCAGTCTTTTATGACGCAGAAAGACGAGGCGATAGTTGGTTGCTTGCATTGAGAGTAGACCAACTTAAATCAAAAATACAAGAAAATCGTAAAAAGTTAGATAGTAAAAATTGAAAATAAGCGTTAATATAAATAAGACATTCGATGAAACATAAAGTAGGTTTATTTGGACAGGGGTTCGACTCCCCTCGTCTCCACCAAATATATATTTAATCGAGTATATTTTTGATGGGGACGCTCTGGATTCGACAAGTGAATTGAGGTTATGTGGAGAATCAGTGAAGAAACACTGTATAAAATCAACTTAAAATAATCGCAAACGATAATAATTTTGCACATGGTGATTTTGCCCTAGCGGCATAATCTACCGGGGTATGGACACGCCTAGCAACAGAAGTTGTCCACACGACTTCTCATATACGATAACCTTCGGGTAGTATATGTAGAAGAGAGGTATGACATACCCAGAAAAAGGAAATTCGAAAATGTCAATTACTAAAGAGGAGCGTGGCTTGGCCCACCACGAGCATGGATGCTAACTAGCACGGATTGCTGAAGAGTAGATGCAGTTTGGTATATACCAACGATAAGCACGACTCAAAACGGGCCACTTCTTTTAACTGATATGGAACTTTATTATGACAACACCAACAAACTCTATTATTCTCCCCTCATCAGACTCTGATAAGCAACGCATCAAAGGCGCCATGGATGAGATCAGTGCATCTTATACTCGCATCGATGCCGAGCGAGACTTCATCAAAGAAGCTATCATATCTCTTGAAGATGATGTGGGTATACCAAAGAAGTATCTAGCTAAGATGGCTAAAATTTATCATAAAGAAAATGTCTCTGAGTTGATCTCTGAGATTGAAGATATCGAAGCATTACTTGAAACTATAGGATAGCACTATGTCTAAGTTAGTTAGTAGAAGAATCAAAGTCGAAGAAGCGGGCAATGCTCAAGCACTTATCTTTGAGGCTGATAATGGTTGGAGAATTGAGTACTACGATCCTCGTGGCACTTTAATGTCAACTGAATTGCATGAGCGTAAATCTCTACAGTGGGCAGAAGATGCCGCTGAGAATTGGGCTTTAGGGATAAAGGTGCTAAATGGCTAGTCAGAATGTAGAAAGTTTAAAATTGATTAGAAGTCTTAACTCTGAGAGAATTGCAGGTGAAATCGATAGGCATATAAAAGCTGGTGTGCCTTATATTGACGCAGTAGTTGATTATGCTGAAAGTAACGGTCTTGAGGTTGAAGTTGTAGGAGAAATCATTAAGAAATCCCCTATGCTGAAAGCAAAGATTTATCGTGAAGCAGAAGAGTTAAACATGGTTGAGAAGCTTGTGAGATTGCCTGTATGAGTTCTATGTATTCTACTAGAGACGCATTTGAACTCTATAGTTACTACATGGCAATCAAGAAGCATTTCACATCAACTTATGACTTTGTGAAGTATGGCGGTAAGATGAGACTTACTGTCGATGGATTTGAGAATAGAAAAGACAAGTTCTTTTTCTATAAACTATCTAAGAGAAAAGATGCTAAAGATTTTATTCTAGCGAATATATTGAAGAAGCCTGATCTCTGGATTGGCAACTTGATAGACAGCAACGAAGCAGATGAAGTCTATACTGAGTGGTCAAAAAGGCAACAGTCATTGTCTTACACATTTAAGAATGATCTAGATGAGTTAGACGATGACTTCAATGCCAACATTGTTGTCGAAGATGGAGAATATCCAAAACTCCTATCTCTGTTCAACAGAAGAAGGGTATGCATTGAGACATTGATTATCATTGATGAACTCACTGGATGCTTTAAGTATTGGGAGAAGACTATTCGTGACACCATAGTTTTTCCTGATATAAATAAGACTGTCAACAACTATAAACCCTTTTTAGATTATGATAAAGTGAAAATGAAGAAAATAGTACTTGACAAATACAGCAACACCTAGTATAATACAACGCATACGAGAAGTAATACATCGTAAATACAACGCAAATATGGAGAACATAATATGTCTTTTGCATCATTAAAGAAAAACCGAACATCCTCTTTTGACAAACTGAACAATCAGCTTCAGTCAATGTCTAATCAAAAAATGTCTAAGGGTGACGACAACTACTGGAAACCAGAAGTCGATAAAGCTGGCAATGGCTATGCTGTACTTCGATTCCTCCCTGCATCA